TTCAAGTTGTTGTTTAATTTCTTCAGCACTTTGTTCTGCTTCATCATGAGCAGGACCTCTTGGGTCTAGATATACTGTCATTTTATTTGTCATTTGGTTTACAATCAAATACCCATGGCGCACAGAGTCTCATTTCTCCCCCTAGGGATTGACACTCTTTAGTATAGCATACTTTTGTATCAATAGATTTATCTATGAAGATTGGTTTATCAACTCCAGATTCTTTCAATCCAGACTTTTTAATGTAGTCATCTATTGCTCTGTCTACATCTCTTCCGATCCTTCGTTTTAATTTTTCAGGATCTTTAAGTATAAACTCATTAAGAATAGTTTGTGGGAAATACTTTCTTTGAATTTCGTCCACCAAATCCCATATTGCATCTGTTGATACTCCTGTACACTGTGAAAGGCCACCAATCAACGAAGATAAAACTATCCCGATGATTGCATATTCTTTAATACCTGGTTTCTTTTTTCCAAAATTGAAATTGAAATTCATTTCTTTTTCTTATCTTTATTGGGGTCCCATGATTTTGGATTAACTCTACCCTCACTTTGTACAAAAGAAATCAAATCCCCACGATACCTATCCCAATAGAAATCAAAGATTTCTACTTTCTTATCACTTTGTACAAGGTCAAAATGAATTGATCCATCTAATTTATATTTAACAAGATAAGTATTGTATGGTAAAGTTCTGTCTTCTGCAAGAACAGGATCACAATCTTTTGCAAAAATTTTCATATCAGGAACGGCCTCCCCATTTAATTTGGGGAAAAGCTTCTTCAACTACTGCTCTAGTAATTCGATATTTCTTTTGAAGTTGTTTATCCTTTACAAGAACTAGAAGTTCTGCTTCAGATGCATGAAGTCCTTCTAACATCTGAATAAACATTTGCTCACGTTTAAATTGCTTTAAAGTATTATCTCCACCCTTGATGAAGTAATACAGTTTACGTGCTTCCTTCTCAAGAACAGTATGCTCTGTACCTGCAGGTGCTTCATTAGCTCTATAAGGAACTTCTCCCTCTGGTACAAGAGAGATAACAGTGTCATCGTAATTCCAAATTAAAAGACTACGTAGTGCTTGCGTATTATTATCTTGCAGAATTTTGATTTTCTGCTCTTTGGTTTTTGCATTTGATACTTTCTGAAAGATTTCAGAAATCAACATACGATTGCTTGTGGTCATTGACATTTTAAAACTCCTCAATTTTTTCAAGTAATTCAAATAATTTGTTTCTTAGTAAATACTTATGTAAGCGTATCTTGCTAACTGGAACAACGGTGTCGTAAGTATCAACAATTTTTTGTTCGACTCCTACAGGTATGTATGAGAAATCGATGAGTGTCAGATTTCTTTTATAGTATTCCATTTGCTCTTCATTACAAAACTGTTCTGGAGATAAATTACGAATCTTATCTAGGGTTTTAATGGAGAGAGGTTTTTGGCGTTTACCCTCAACAAAAGTATCGTCTGGAGAAAGATAGTTTGGAATACCATCTGACTTATCTCCCTTGAGTACATGGTCAACAATATACTGTTTAGGATTCATACCATTGACGTACTTCTTCATAACAGGATTGTATTGCTGAAGCCAGGGATACTTTTGCAATTGAATGAAGTCTTTATCTCCAGAAAGAATTAATACCTTTTCAGGTGGTTGCATGTTGTTCTGCAATCTAATATTCTTAAAAGCAATACGCTTAGTCAACACAGAAATAATATCATCTGCTTCTGCACCATCAACCTCCATAACTCGGTATGGAACATTTAGCCGAAGTTCATCTCTAATCTCATTAAGGACTTCAAAGATCTGGCCCCAATTTAAATTAGATTTCTCTCGATCTTTCTTACGAGTTCCTTTATAGAAGGGAAAAAATTCTCGACGCCAATAGCGTTTTGAATCATAACAAAGGACCAGTTCTCCACCGTACTCTTCTCTAAACTTCTGGACATACATCCGAAGCGAATTAAGTACCATGTGGCGAACTAGTCCTTTATTGATTCCATCTTCGGATAGTTTTACTTGAACCATCAGATTAGAAATCATCACCTGGTTCATATCAATAAGGATCATATTAGGTTTTAATCGTCTTCATCGTCTATAATATCATCCTCCTCAACCAATGTCAAGTAGGTTAATTCCTCTCTGAGGATATTGCCATCTTCATCCAGCATTTCTGGATGTGTAATGGACTTTGCATAACCTGCGTTTTGATACCAAGCATCAAAAATATTATTGGCAAACCAACCAGCCATAAATCCAAGGATAAAGGTGCCAATAGTTAAGAAAAATGAAACGTAAATAAACTCTAAATGTTCCATGGGTCCTCCTAGATACAACAATTATAAAGGGCCCAACCTCCCGAATTCTAAACGTATGATTATTTATAGCATATTTCTAGATCTGAAATACTGAATAGATTCGGTACATCCACCTAGCATAATGTCATCCATAATTACTTTAGGAAATGTAGCACCAAAACCAAATTGACTATAGAATTGTTCTTTTGTAAAGTCCCTATCTAATTCATAGGTAGCATAGTTCCACCCTTTCATTTGAAATAGTTGTTTGATTTTATCGCAATATGGACACCCCACTTTACTGTAGACTGCTAATTTCATTTTAAAAATCCTCCTAAATTGTCACTAAACTTTCTGGTCATTTCTGCAAAAGTTTCTTTCTTAAGTTCTTCGTCTTGAATATATTCATCTAGGACTTCTATGACTTCCATAAAAGAGTTTCTAATGAAATCATTAGATTCTTGAAAAGGATTGTTTTGTTCTTCCATACTTTTAATTATGAACATACTATCTATATCTGATCGGAGTGGAGGGATTCGAACCCCCGGCCCTCTGCTCCCAAAGCAGATGCGCTACCAAACTGCGCTACACCCCGTGGCGGAAAGGGTAGGATTCGAACCAACGGATGCTTTCACATCGGCAGTTTTCAAGACTGCTGCCTTAAACCACTCGGCCACCTTTCCAAAAAAAGGGGGTTGCCCCCCTATATTATCAGAACGAATAACGAACCTTCAGTTCACCACCAAGGTCAAAGACTTCACTCTTGCGACCATACTCACCACCAACTTTAGCGTTGACGCTAACACGGTCGGAGACTTTGGCTTTCACACCAACTTCACCAACAGCGACGGTTTCACCAGTGGTGGTGGTTGCACCTTTGGTCCACTCATAACCAGGACCGATTTCACCAAAGATAGTTACAGTAGGAGCAACTTTCTGTTCGTAGCCAACACGAAGTTCAGTCTGAGCACCTTTGTAAGTACCATCAGAAAGACCTGCGGTGGTCTTCGATTCTACATAAGGGCCAGCGAACGCAGCGGTGGCAAGAAAAGGAGCAGCTGCAACAGCTGCGATTGCGGATTTAAACATAAATGTACCTCTAAGTTTCTCGCAGAGTAATACCTGCGGATGGAAGGAGTTTCGACAAACTCCGTGTTCAGTGAGTCAACGAGTAATTGAGGTCTCATCACCTGAATGTATTTATTATGACACAAAAAACTCTACTTGTCAAGTGTTTTGACTTCATAAATTGCAGATTTATAATATCTACTTCTCTTTTTTATTTTCTTCCAGTTATTTTTGCGTGTATCTTTTTCATCATAAAGTGATTTTAAGTATTGAAGTTGATCCATTTTCTTCAGTAAACGTCTATCAAGTTGTTTACCCTGTGCATCAAATTTTGCTTTTTGTTCTGCTAACAATTCTTCATCTAGTTCATGAATCATTGGTTGAATATCAACTTCAGAATCAAGAATGACTTCTTGTAGTTCTGTTGGGAGTTCTTCTTTTGAGAACTCTGGAATATTTGGTAGTTCAGTCATAAGTTAATCAATTACTATACGTCTTGTTCCTGCTTCAAATCCCACACAACCTGAACATCCATCTAGTGATGGATTGGGCGTAATGATGTTTACTATTTTAACATCAAATTGAATAAATGTACCAGGTAGGACAGGGCTAGATCTAGATCCAAATAAACTTCCAACTAGGATTTGTCCTCGTGTCCATTGCCCATATTCTACATCATGATACGGTGCTGTACCATCTGATTGTGCATGTGGAAATCTAGCAGTTACTATATCGTTTGGCAACCACCCAGCACCCTTACCATGTTTAGGCATACTCATTAATTTTATTTCGGTTGCCCAAGTGTTGCCAGTTTTTCGTGGTGTCATTCTTAAATTGATTTGAAAGATTCTAGGTTTTGCTTTTTCTGCTCTTGTAATATTTGGTATTGAATTAGCTTGTAAACTATCTAATACTGGAGTACCAAACATAAATCTGGTAGTGAAACTAATACCATTAAAACTATCTTGCCAAATACCTTGTCCCAGACCAGGAATATTAACAGTTTGGTATCTTCCATATCCATTTAGGATTCTATAATTATTTCCACCAAACAATATGTCTATTACATTTGGTCTACCTCCACCTTGTCCACCCCATCCAGCTCTATGAGATCGATCATCAGATTTTTTTCTATCCCACCCGTCTTGATAATACTGTTCTGAATGTTTAAATGATTCTATTGTCACACTTGGATGTGTTGTTACCCAAGTCTTGCCGCCAGAACCACCCTGACATGTTGAATCTTGATTAGAGCAACTGCCGCCACCTCCGATCCCAGCACCGATCCAATGCAGTCCACGACGACCTCCATTGCCTCCGCCACCACCAGATCCAGGTCCATCATTAGACATATCTTGACCGTCAACACCAAAGAAAGTTCTAGTGCTCCACAGTTCAGATGCATCTGGTTTTAGTATTTGCAGAGCAATACAGGCAGGATTACTAGTCCAACTACTAGAACCATTTGTAGGTATCTCATTATAGAAGCAAACTTTAAGAACGTATCTTCCTGCAGTTGTTATTTGTCGTGTAAATTGAATTGGTGGGTTTGCAGTAAAATTGGTTGTATGTCCAACAAGAGTGAATAAACCATTATCTATGGTAGCAGGAGGTGTTGGGTGAGTTCCTGCTGATGCACTTGGATCCCATCCTGGGATACCACTACTACCACCATTAAATAGTTCATCATTACCATCATTCAGGATGAATTGAGAATGGGAAGTTGTATTCCATGGCGAAATATAGACTGCCATGTGATTGTCTGCTGCCATCTTAAATGTATAAGTTCCTGCAGTAGGAAATTCTATATTAAGTCTACCCTCAAAAATACGTCCTGGAAAGGGTTCTTGATCAAAACTTGGCCATACTCCATATGCTTTTACAAAAGGTGACCAACTTGGATGAGAATCTACTCTCTGTAAAGCACAACTCAATATAGGTGGAAATCTACTCTTCTCAAAAGTCTCTGAGTTAGCTAATGGATTAGCAGCATTCCAAGTATATTGGTCCCAGTTTCCCATCGGGGCACCAGCACGACTAATAGGGAATGCATTACATCCACCACCGCCACCTCCTCCGCCGCCTCCGACGCTACAAATGAGTCTACGATTTAAATATACATCAGTAGCACCTCCACCAGCACCTCCGCTGCCAGAGAACCCACCAGAAGCTGGATGACCTCCCATTCCTCCACGACCAAATGTTTGTCTTGCTCTTCTAGTTGTATTATGTTGATCTGGTCCATGCTTTCCACCACAACCAACATAACATGTAAGTATATTAGGTTGATCTGGATTCACATTAACTCGAAGTTTTAAATAATCTCCAGACCCTCCAGAATTATTCGATAACATCGTAGCACTAAAATTTCCTGCATCAGTTCCACCTGCGCCTCCACCTCCACCAATCACCTCTAGATTCAGGTAGTCAGCGTGTGTTGGAAGAACATAATCATATATACCACAACTATCAAATTGCTCATTTATATTACAGAACATGGAAAATGAAAATCGTGTATCTCGTGTCCTCAATCTATTTTCATCTACATTTGGTTCGCCAAAATTACCCTTTGGTAAACGAGGCCAATTGATGTCATCTGGATCTGGAAAACCAGGTTGAGGGGTATGGCAAATAGTTGCACCAGCAGGATTCGTAAAGCAGACCATCTGAGGTGAATTGTCTGCCATTAGAGGGAACGGTGGCAGTTGTGGGTTTTGATCTGCTGGGTAAAATGTATCGAGTTGATTAGGTCGATCTGTATCTAGTCCACTTGCTCCATCTGGACATATCTTTTCAAAACCATCATCTCCACCACCCAAATCACATATAGGGGCAAAGTCATTAGCTCGCAAAAAATTATAACTTCTTACTGTCCTACAAAGACCTGGAGTTTTTCTATTATCTGCCCTCTCTGGTATTGGAACATCTTCTATGTTTTGGAATACAATATTTGGTTCGTCTAAATTATCAGTCAAACCATCATCAGCAACAACATCATCATCCCTTAAATCACAAGTTGGACCAAATCCTGGTGCAGCTCCACCAAATGGATTATTTACTAGACCATTAATTATATCACTTAACGTAAGTTTATTCAGTGCAATCTTCCCTTCAGGGAGCATATTTATATTCCCAGCTGCATCAGAATCATCATCTTTTGTTCCTGATGCAAATTGAAATTGGATTCCATTTGGACCCAAGGGAATACCACTTAAATTTGATACATTGATATTAGGATTCGATATATTGTCGATAGATTCTATAGGACCATCAAGTTGATCGCCGCCAGTAAAAATATCGCAAACTGGTCCAAAGTCATTTATTGGATAAGAAAGTGCCATGTAAATTCTAATACCATCATCATTATTTAGTTTTGGGTCGGAAGGGGCAGTCAGGACATCCTGCCCCACAGCATCCCTTAGAGTGCGTTGCCACGAGGAAGAACCTCTTCTGGGAATACAAAGTTCTCATGTGGTTGATCTACTGGAGCCATCCAGGC